GGAAATTTAACCGAAGTTGGTGGTGATTTGAATTTAAGATATTGTACAAATCTCGAATCACTTGGAAATTTAACCAAGGTTGGTGGTGATTTGGATTTGAGAAAGACAAATATCCAATCACTTGGAATTTTAACTGAAGTTGGTGGTGTTTTAAGTTTATATTATTGCAAAAATCTTGAATCACTTGGAAATTTAACTGAAGTTGGTGATAGTTTGGATTTAGAAAATTGTACAAATTTCCAATCACTTGGAAATTTAACTGAAGTTGGTGGTTGGTTGAATTTATATGATTGCAAAAATCTCCAATCACTTGGAAATTTAACCAAAGTTGGTGGTTGGTTGAATTTAAAAAATTGTGCAAATCTCGAATCACTTGGAAATTTAACCGAAGTTGGTGATGATTTGGATTTAAGAAATACACAAATAGTACAGACAATGACAGAAGATGAAATAAGACAACAAGTTAATGTTGGTAATGATATTTATATTAAATGAAAACTTTAATCAGAAAAATATTGCAAGAACAAGAAGAAATAATAACACTTCCACCATTTCATTATTTTGATAATGATTGGAACCTGGTATTGGAATTATCTGAAGGAAAACCATTTAAAATTTTGGGTGATGTTGATTTAATTAATAACCAAGAAATAACAACTCTTGGCAATTGTTATGCTGTTGGTGGTTTTTTGGATTTATATAATTGTACAAATCTCCAATCACTTGGAAATTTAACAGAAGTTGGTGGTTGGTTGGATTTAAGACATACAAATCTTGAATCATTTGGAAATTTAACCAAAGTTGGTTATTATTTGGATTTAAGAAGTACAAATCTACAATCACTTGGAAATTTAACTGAAGTTGGTGGTGATTTGTATTTATATTGGTCTAAAAATCTCCAATCACTTGGAAATTTAACAGAAGTTGGTGGTGATTTGAATTTAAGATATTGTATAAATCTCCAATCCCTTGGAAATTTAAGCGAAGTTGGCGGTTATTTGAATTTAGCAAAAACACCAATAGCTGATACCATGACTGAAGATGAAATAAGACAACAAGTTAATGTTGGTAATGATATTTATATTAAATGAAAACTTTAATCCGAAAACTATTAAAAGAACAAGAAGAAATAATAACACTTCCACCTATTATACATTTTGATAATGATTGGAATCTGGTATTGGAAGTGTCTGAAGGTAAACCATTTAAAATTTTGGGTGATGTTTTTTTAGACCATAATCAAGAAATAACAACTCTTGGCAATTGTTATGCTGTTGGTGGTAATTTGTATTTAGAAAATTGTACAAATCTCCAATCACTTGGAAATTTAACAGAAGTTGGAGGTAATTTAAATTTAAGATATTGTACAAATCTCCAATCACTTGGAAAGTTAACTGAAGTTGGTGATAACTTGAATTTAGCTGAATGCTTATTTCTTCAATCTCTTGGAAATTTAACTGAAGTTGGTGGTCATTTGAATTTATTTGGGAGCAAAAATCTCCAATCACTTGGAAATTTAACCAAAGTTGGTGGTTGGTTAGAATTAGATGATTGTATTAATCTTCAATCCCTTGGAAATTTAACTGAAGTTGGTGGTTGGCTTAGTATAGCTAATACGCCAATAGCAACAAAACTTACTTATCGTGAAATTCAGGCAAACATACATGTTGGTAAGGAAATTTATGGTATTTGATAGTTTAGGATAAAAAAAATATTAGATATATGATTAAAGATTTTTGTACATATGAACAATCTGTTGCTTTAAAAGAATTGGGGTTTGATGAGGATTGTATCGCGTATTATGATACAGATGGATTACAAATATCCAGCCATTATTGGTATCCAGGGAATAAAAATAGCTCATTCCCAACTCCTGAACTAACTAATAATCCAAAAATATCAGCACCACTTAAATCTGCTGTTTTTAGATGGTTTGAAGAAATTCATGGACTTTACAAAGACCTACACCCAGAGTTTTACATTGATGGTGTGAATATAAACTGGAGAATTTTATGGCCTTTTGATAATGAAAAAAGAATAATGGACTCCAAAAATTTTCCAAGGTATAGTGGAACAATGATGTACGGTGATAACGGTGAATATAAAACTCAAGATGATGCTGAGTCAGCATGTATTGATAAATTAATTGAACTTATTAAAAATAATATTAAACAATCTATCGCATAAAATATGAATCAACTTGTAAATATGTTTTTTGAAGATGTTAGAGAATTTTTTAAAATCTCTGAAAATCATTTAGATGAAATTTGTTTAAAAGCTACAGATAATGAGCTGGATATAATTTTAAGAGATTTTGATAATCAAGAAATTTCAACCGAATCAAAAATAATTATTGAAAAATATTTCAATAATTTGTAATATCATCTAATTTAGAATCAAGTATATCGTTATAATCAGATTTTTTAACTGACGGTGAGTAATATTCACTTATTTCAAATTTAGGTTTATCAAAATCTCCATAATAAACAATTTCACCTAAAGTACATTTTAAATCTTGATTACAATTTTCAAGATATTCATCAATATATTTTTCATCAATACTATTAACTAAATCAATAAAATCCACATCAATCTTAACACCTGTATCATTCATCTCGATTACATTTCCATAAAATTCTAAACATTTTTTTAATTCATTATACTTGTAACTAAAATATTCTGATTCTTCAGCATCATTCATAGACCAAAGAATACAATTAATAATTTCATCATCTAAATCAAATTCTTCAATTAATACTGTGGTTGATTCATTATCAAATTCTTCATCAGTTAAACTATCAGGAACTGCTCGACCTCTAATTAAACTTCGAATTCGTTGTTCATTTATTGAGTTTACATAGTAATCTAAAATATGTTTCCAATCAGAATTTTCAAATCCGTAGTCATAGTACATTTCGCCAGACAATATAGATTGAAACAAACCAATTTTAAATTCTTCTTTATAAGTTTTACCAGAATCTGTTGTATACGTTTTATTATATCTATTTACAACATAGTCACCATCAACATATACAGAAATATCATTAGGTTCTAAATCTAAAATAAAATTATGGTCAAAATCATTTTTATCTATAACTTTTAAATTATATAATTTTAATTTTAGTGTAAAATTTTTAAATAAATCTGGTCTATTATTATATAATTCAATTATAACATCATTTGGTAAATCAGTTATTTTAAAATCATTTTCACTTTCATATTCAACACCAAAACCTTGAATAAAATATTCATTATCAATAATTAAATAAAATAAATCTAAAATATATTTATGGTAAATTTGTTTAGGCTTTGAATTTTTTGGGCCTTTCATTTGGTAAATAAATCCATTTGTACCAATTGCTGCTGTTACATGACTTTTATTAATTGTAAATTTTTCATTAATCCTTGTTGTACTTCTTAATGAATATATATAACCAACTGAACTTGTACCGCAATGGCCCATTCTTTCACATTCTTCATCAGATTTTTTAGTATTCAAATCAACCCAATAATAACCAATACCGTTATCATCTCTGAAATCTAAAATTATTGTGTTTTCTTTAGGTTCAATGTAATTTATTTTACCCTCACCAATTTCTAAACTATCATGCCATTTTTTAGATAAATCATATATTTCAAAATATTTTAAATCTTTAAGTGTTGAAATATTACCATTTAGACCAACACGGATATAATCCATAATTGATGAAAAATTATTTAATTCTCGGATAGTCGAAGTATTTAAAGATTTTTTTACAAACTCTTGAACTTCATCATTACTTATTACTGAATTAGTATGTACTAATCTATAATCTCGCTCAAGTTCTTTATAAAGTTTATTTACAATAAATACTGAAAGCTTTCCACAAATTCTTTCAATTAATTCTGCATTACGCTGAGTTAAACCAACTTTATTTACTAATATGTCTATTTTAGAAGCTTCAGTAATAACATTAGACTCCGATAAAAGCATCATTTGCTTTATTCTAAATATCTCTTCAGCAATCCTCATAAATTCAATTATTATACGATAGTCATACCATAATCTGTTGGATTTATCAATTTTAATCCAGGCGCATTTGGCGTTTCTTTTGCAATTTTTTCTGAAGGGTAAATTAGCATATTTACAGTATTGAAATGCCCACCAACATTTTTAAAATGTGTATATGTATTATTAACAATTGTTGGTTCTTTTTTCTTCATCTGATATATTTCACCAATATAGTTATTACAATTAGGCATTAAATTACCATTTTCATTCCCATCATGTAACATATTTAAAAACTTTTTAGCGTCTTCTTTATTAGAAGTTCTGAAAGTAATATTACCGAAATAAAATGTATAAGCTCCACATTTATTTTCAGTTTGCTGAGTTGTGTTTGCACCAATAGCTACTAAAACTACATTAACAAATTGTTCATTTTTAAACTCCTGACTATCTTTATAATTAGGGTCTTTTAATGCCTTATTTCTATCATAAGGAGTTTGACCAATAGTTGGTTTTGAAACTTCAATGCTAACATTTGGAAGATTACCAAATTTTTCTTTGATAATCTTATATACTGAATCCATTCTTTTTTGTGCTAAGGCCCCTTGTGCAAGTTGTGGTGCACCTTGAACTTCACCATCTCTATTTGGTACTTGAGATTCTCCAGCTTGAACTTGAATTTTAATTTTTTGATTTTTGGGGAATTTTTTTAAAAATGCGTCAATTTCTTGTATTGCCCCATTAAATTGTGTTAAATCTTTAATTAGATATTTACCAGAATTAAAAAATTGGCCTAAAGATATTTTTTTTCTACCACTTTGAGTAGCATTTTCAGACTCTTCATTAATTAAACCATAAAGTTTTTTAATTTCTAATTTATCATTTTCTGTTAGTATAAATTTTATCATAATATCAATATATATTATAAATATATATTGATTACGTTATAATTCAAATTATTTCAAAATTTTTGATAAAATTAAAATAATAATTATTGCTGAAAATATTTGTGAACCCAACCATAATCCTAAAATATCTTTAAGTGTTACAAAGTTAGCCCCTAAAAATCCAAGCTTAAATTGAATTAGATATGGAATACCGACACTCAAAATTAGATGTGCTAATATTCCGAATATTAAAATTAAATAACTTCTCATCAACTTAATTTACTAATTAACCAATTTGCAAAATCATCTTGTATCTTTATAGCAACCTCAGAGTCCAGATTATGTCCACCAATTCCTGTAAGATTACCCCAGCCTCTAATTGTAATAAATAATTTATCATCATTATCAATCCAAATCGGTGAGGATTCACTAATTTTAAGATTTAGTCCATGAATTTTAGTATTATTTTCCGAGTTTAAAATTTCAATAATTTGAGGCCAAATATTTTCATAATTTTCATCCTCAAATTGAAAAACAAAATTTTCAGCCCCATCAAAAACCCAATTGCCATGGGACATTAATCTAAAAGGCTTTACATAAAAATTTAAATTTGATTCCATTAATTATTTTTTAAAGTATTAGTGAAAATTTCTGTTAATTGATTTGATAAATCAAATCGGTTTGCATTAATTTGAATAGATTTTTCAATATCCCCATTTTTAGTTCTTAGAACTGCAGCTTTCCAATCACAAAACATTTCGATTAAATCAATTAATGTCATATCATTAACACCATTCGGATAATATTGAGGATGGTGTGAATTATTGTCATAATGATGGTCTAATGCTGGCTTTAATTTTTCAAGAGATTTATAATATTCTACTGAACCGTATTCCAAATTTTCAAGTATTGGAGTCATCTCATCAAAAAGTTCTTTTTCAGGAGATTCTAATTTTGATAAATCATGTTTTTGAGCTCTTTTCAAAAGTTCAATTGAAAAATTAATTAAAAAATCATTAACTTGTTTAATGTGTTTTAAAGTTTCAGCTGTACTATCGTATTTCATTTAATTAATTCATTTAAAATCTCTTTAACTTCATTGAGGTTTGCACGACCATTATACTTTTTATTAAATTCACCAATTGATTTACCTTGCAATGCTGAAATATTTGTTGTTGTTTGTTTAAAATGTTCAAAAATTTCAATAAGAGCCTCTCTAATTTCTTGAGTTGCCATTTGTTTAGGTAAATAATTACGCAATACTGCAGCTTCATTTGCCTCTTTAGTATACAAGTCTTCTCTACCAGCTTTTTGATATATCTCCAAAGATTCTTCTCTTTGCTTAATAGCTTTAATCAAAACTTTGGTAACACCATCGTCTGTTAAATTTTCAACACCATCAACTTTTTCAGCTAAAGTAATTGCCGCCTTTAATCCACTTAATGCAGATTTCGCATTATCATTTTTAGTTTTCATGGCGACAAGAAAATCTTTCTGAATTTGTTCTTTTAATGACATATTTTTTTACTTAAATAACAATGTGCTCAACATACCATCTAACACAATCTTGTGCATACTTATGTAAGTGTTTATAGTTATTAATATACCCCATAATATTTGCTGAACCAACAGCATTTGCAGAATGTACTTTAACTGTACATACTTTTTTACCATCCAACCATTGTTCAACAAGCCACTTTGCACAGTCCATACCAGTTTTTTCTTTTATGTTATCATAATTAATAGTATAATTGTTAACAACATTTGTATACCATTCGTGCATTGCTGTATCTCCAAGGTCATGGTCAAGAGATATCAAATCGATATTATCGAGTCCAATCTCTGAAATTGTATTTACAAATTCATCATAACTCCTAACAACAACCCAATCGTTTTCAATTGGGGTTCTTACATCATCTAAATATATTTTTTTCATAGTTTTAACAATTAAAAATTTTTTCCAAATCCTCAAACATTACCGAAAATTCTTCACAATAAAGATGCGGTTTAACTTTTGCAAAATATTCACTTTTATACTTCTCAAACATTGTTGAATTCATTAATAATGAATATTTAGAATTCGCCATAATATCACAAAGTTTAACAAATACCGCACATTTATTTTGTTTTAACTCTTCATACCACTTATCAGACTTTCGGTCATTGCGTGTTCGACCTTTATCTTCTGTACAAAGATAAATCATTTCAGCAACCCTAACGCTAAACCTATCTTTTAAGTCATTATAGGTTAAACGACCATCTTCAATTGAATCATGGCCATCTATAGCAATAGAAATTTCAAAAGTATTTCCAAATCTTTCAAGATATTCATGTGGAAGATTAGTAATTAAATATTGATATTTAGTAAATTGTTTCCTGACAGCATTAAGATGAAAGCTATATGGAAGTCCATCATATTGTTGATTACAACGGATATCGTGCAAGTCGTTAAAAAAATTTGTTGAGTTCATGTTTAGTTTTATTTAGATACAAAAGTAATATTTTTTTACCTTTTAATCAATACTGTTCAAAAATATATTAATACCTGTTGCTAAAGCTTTTTTTGGATTATCATATGTTTCACCAATATATTTATCATACCTGGGGTGAGATATCTTTACAGCTTTAACAACCCAAGTTATTTTAATATCTTCATATTCTTTTGTAAAAGGTTGAATAGGATAAGTGTATATCCAAACACCGTATTCATCAAGTATTTTTTCTTGAATTTGATTTAAATCATTACTCATAATAATTTAGCATTTATTCTTTTAATTTACTTTGGCAATTTGTTTAATATTTTAGATAAACTTGTTAACCATCTTGATTTAAAAACTTCATATGAAATCTTTTTAGATTCATAATCTAACGGGAAAGTAATAATTCTGTCCAAAAAAATTGAACCATTATCAAGAATCATATGACCGATTGGATTATTATATTCTGAAATTTCTACAACAACAAAAGTTACTCCAGAGTTTTCAAAATACATAGGCAATTCCAAATCTGTTTCAGGTTTTAAATTTATTGGTGGATAATATTTCATAGAATTATAGTGACGTATAAACACCAGTTGTACTTTCAAAAATATCTACAAGCATATCATTATATATACCGTTATATTCTTTAACCATTTTAAGGTTTGTACCTCGCAAGTTCAAAAATTTAATATCATATGTATCCATACTATTCAATTTAACTTGCATAATATTAATTTTTGAGCACCCTTTGAATTTTACAATTAAAGTGTTTCCATCGTATCCGCATTTTGCCCCAGTCATAGTGATGAATCTGTTTCCACCAAGTTGACGCAAGATTTCTTTGGCAACATTACCTTTTTCGGTTATCATGTCGCAAAGATATAACACATTTTTTAAAATTCAAAGGGTTCTCCATAAACTTTCAAACCAAATTGCTTTATTAATATCTTCCATAATACTTGAATTTTCTTTTTTACCAGCTCTCATTCTATATTTAAAAGCATTAATCTCACAAAAAGTTTTTACATTATCTTTACCAAAACAAAGTATCATCATATCAATTACTTCAATACTACCTGTTCGATAGTGTTCAGGATTAATTGGCGACATTGGCAATATTTTATTATTTTCAGAATTTCCATACTCAAATTTATCATTACCTATTATTGATAAATAATTCAAGTATGTTTTATCAATAAGGTCATTACATTGATTAATTGTTAAGTTGAAACTTTTTGAGGTGAGTTTATCTTCTAAGGCTTTTAAAAAATAATTTAAATTTTCCATTTGTTTAAAAAAATTATATAATCAAATTCAATACTTTTTTAAGAGATAATTTTTTGTGAAATCTTAAAATAAATTTGTTTATCTGAATAATCGATATTGAATTCTGTTATTGGTAAGTCTAATTTGAAAGTATATTCATTATTAACATTTTCTATTTGTGTTAATACCATAGAATAATTCAAAATTTCTTCAGGTAAATTATCAATCCAGGTTTTAAATTCAATTAGATTCATATTCCGAATTAAAATATTGTTGAGCCCTTCCCATATTTGGGTCAAAATTTGAACAAAGCATACCCTCAAAAAAAGAATTAATAATATTTAATTTTTCTTTTTCAGAAAGTTCTCGAATTTTATTTTTCATTAAATAAATTATCAATTTACCAAATTGAGAATTTGAATCATTAGTTGAACAATAAATATCCTCAATTGTTTTAAGGCTTTCTAATAATTCAGCTGTTATGGTTTTCTGCATGTTCTAATTGGTCCTCATTAAAAATATGTAATAAACCATATTCATCCATCTCAGCAACAACTCTAATGTTTCCATTCACAGTTTCAAAAACTGAGACAATTGTACATGGAAATTTATACCCTTTAGGTTTAAAGGCTTTGTTGCCAACTTTAAATTTTGTTTCTTTATTCATAATGTGTTTTATTATTTTTACAATTTTTACATCGAGGACTATGCTCTAAATCACTTTGTTCTGTTAAATACCACTCACAACTATCAATGTTTATCTTATAAACAGTTTGATTACCAAACCTATAAGTTTTTTCCCGCTCTAAATACTTAATATCTTGCTTACAAGATATTAAAAAAAGCATTATCAAAATATATTTCATCTAATGAAAATAGTGTCACCAATTTTAATTTTTTTAGATTGACCAATAACTTCAGCATTCATACTGAATTTATTTGGCTCTGGAATGATATGTTCATATTTAGTATTTGAAATTTTAACGTCATTACCAAAATGGTTATAAATACCATTTACAGGTACTGAAATTAAAATTGAGAAAATTATTATAATAGTTTTCATTTTTTTTAACTATTAAAGTATAGTTATTTTTTTTTAAATAGTCAAAAAAAAAAGTGGTCAAAATGACCACTTTTTCAAATTTTATAAAATTTCTTAATCTCTATTTACACCAAAAAGAATGTTTTGTCCGTTACCCAACATTGTTGTTGGGAGCTTACCATCCCACTGTGACCATTTAATGTAATCAATATATTGTTGCGTAATTTCTCGTTGTTTAGTTTTAATTGCAACAGCTTCACCTGCAGCTTTAATAACCGCTTGTGCGGAATCCCCTTTGGCTACAGCAATTTTCCTTGCTGCTTCAGCTTCTGCAACTTTCTTCTGATTTTCTGCAACTTGAACTTCTTGAATAGCCTTAGTTTTAGCCTCAATTGATGCAAGAAGTGCTTTAGGTGGGACAATATTCGTTCTGAGTTGACTCAAGATAAACCATTTAGCTGTACGTTTTTGAGCCTCGAAAATAATATCTTGTTCAAATTTTTCACGATTATTAAAAATGTCATCAACAGACCAAACATTTGCAACGTCATTTACAGCCCCAATTATCGCAGTTTTAAGCCATTCTTGCTCAATTCGGTTTAGTGGTCTACGAAGAGATACAAACATATCTCCTACTTGTCCTGGTACCAAAGAATAATTAAAACTCGGTTTAATTGTTGTTTGAAAACCACCTTTAGTAATTACAATATTTTCTTCATAATCAATATGCTGTTGAAATGTTGGAAATTCATTAATAGTTTCAAACCAATCATTGTAAAATACATATCCAGTAACATATTCGTATTTACTAACACCCCTGTCTTTACCCATTAATTTGGTTTTTATACCAACGTTACCTGCGTCAATTCTTTCAGTCGAAAATGGTTGAATTAATGAGACAATGATTCCAACAATAATGAAAAGTCCCCATAAAAAAAGATGTTTAGCTTTTTTTTCAATCGGATTAATACTTGTTGATTTGAAAATTCCAACCGCACCAATGGCGATTACCAGAGTTAATAAAATTAGTGTTATCATATTTGTTTTTTTAGTTTTTTAATTTTTCAAAAGCTTTAAATAAGAAGTATATAAACAATGCCCCGTATGTTGCAAGAAAAAATAATGCAATAACGGTTAAAATTAGACCATTTGTTGGTCTTGAGAAGTAATAATCGGCAACATAATTAAAGAGCATTGTTAAAAATACTATTATAATAAGTGTTGCAAAAAATTTTAAATATTTTTTCCAATTCATGATGCAAAATTATGAAAAGTTTTTCAATTAAACAAATATTGACCAACCCAAATTATATCACCTAAAGAATTTGTCTCAATTTTTGGTACTTTTTCCATAATCATTTTTCCAAAATTTGGCATTGTTACTTCTTCAGAAACAAATGATTTAGGCCAAATATAAACTTTAATATCATCTTTTTTTCTAAAATGATAAACAACCTCTTCATATAGTTGTTTCATAATTATTCTAATACCATTTTTTTCAATGTCATCCAACAGTCCAAAATCATGTCTATATCTAAGACACATATTATCTATAAGAATTGAATCTGGTGAAATTGGTAATGATAATTCTTCAGGTAATTTGGGTAATAATGGAATATTTTTTAATTTTGTTGACTGATTAAGTGGCAAATGCGCAATAATCTTTTTGTAGTCTTTATCAGACTCAATAGAAGTTGTTTCATGAATCGGGATGATTTTTTTTGTTGGTACATGGACTACTAAATTTGAACTAACATCTGATGGTACATCAGTTGTTACCAACAAATAATTGATTGTGTATAATATGTTATGCTTCATTATTTATAATAATAAGAAAATATTTTTAAAAAAAAATTTTTTTTCTTATTATTTTTTGTATATTTGCATCATGAAAACATTATTCATTGGTGATATCCACGGTAGAACAATCTGGAATGATATTATTAATCATGAAAAGCCAGATAAAGTAATATTTGTTGGGGACTATTTTGATTCTTTCGATATTACGGGTAATTATCAAATCGAAAACTTCAACAATATCATAGACTATAAGAAAAATTCAAATATAGATATAACTTTGCTGTTTGGAAATCATGATTACCATTATTTACCAACATTCCAAGGGTATAATCGGTACTCAGGATATCAAGCACAATTTTCATTTCAAATTCAAGAATGTTTGGTAAATAATTTAGAACATTTTAAAATGTGCTACCAAATTGATGATATTGTATGTTCACATGCTGGAATCTCTTATTATTGGATTATGAAACACTTGAAAGATGAAACTTTAATTAACGATATTCCAAAACTTATTGAAACTATTAATGACTATTTCATTTTTAAACCTAATGTTTTTAATTTTGATGGTTTAGATTTCTATGGTGACGATTTATACCAAACACCAATTTGGATTCGCCCAAAATCTTTAATGAAATCCAATGAATCAACATTAAAAGATAAAATAATTCAAATTGTTGGTCATACTGATATGGAATATCATGACATCAAAAATGCAAATACTAATGGTAGGTATTATTTTATTGATGGATTAGAATATAAAAAATACCTGGTATACGATAACAATCAATTCACATTTAAACAACTCTAAAAAATAACATATGAAATACAAAGTAGACACTATTGGTGCAAACATTGCAAAAGAACTTATTGTAAAAAACCACCACATCAACACACAATTTACTTGCAAACATGCTTTTGGCTTGTTTAGCAATGATAAAATTGTTGGAGTAATTGTTTATGGTTCCCCAGTTGGTAGATTAACTTCACAATCAATTTCGGATGTTCTTGAAAACCATGAAGTTTTGGAATTAAAAAGGTTGTGGGTTATTAATGGGATTTCAGCAAAAACTAAAGATTTTTTTATTAATTCAACTTTTAATTGGCTTAAAAAAAATACTGAAGTTAAAGTTCTAATAACTTATACTGAAAATTCTGAAATTTCTTTAAAAAACCTGCTTAAAAGATGTAAGTGGTTTTACCAAGGTAATGATATTCGACTTGTTAAAAGTTACACGCATAAAATATTTGGCGAATTGTATCATCCGAGAACAGCTTGTTTGAAATTTGGTACTACAAATCCATATGTTCTTAAAACAATTGACCCCAATTATTCAAGAATTGAAATACCTAAAAAAGATAGATTTATCTATGTTTTGAAAAACAAAGATAAAGTTGCAATTTTATCAACACTTAAACATCCAATAGTATGAACCACCAAACCACTAAAGATTTGTAGGATTTCTTGTAAATTTCAATTAAAACCCCATATAATTTATTTATATGGGGTTTTTTATTGTTTTTTTTATCAATTTAACAGCTTCGTTTTTAATATCTAAAGCACTTTTATAATATTTCAATATATTATTAATATTTGTTTGAACAATAATTATTGTATCATCAATCATTTTACCTTTTTTCTTAACATATTTAACTCTTATTAAACCTATAGATAATTCTTTTTCATTACTATAATATCTAATTACACATGAATTATTATCACAATATATTTTTTTAATTATGTTTTTCATCTTAAATAAATATTACCACGAACATTAACTTGTTGTCTTATTTCATCTTCTGTCATTGTATCAGCTATTGGTGTTTTTGCTAAATACAAATTACCACCAACTTCAGTTAAATTTCCAAGTGATTGTAGATTTGTACAATTTTTTAAATCCAACCAACCACCAACTTCAGTTAAATTTCCAAGTGATTGTAGATTTGTACAATATCTTAAATTCAAATCACCACCAACTTCTGTTAAATTTCCAAGTGATTGGAGATTTTTACACCAATATAAATCCAAATGATTACCAACTTCGGTTAAATTTCCAAGTGATTCGAGATTTGCACAATTTTCTAAATTCAACCAACCACCAACTTTGGTTAAATTTCCAAGTGATTCGAGATTTTGGCACCAATTTAAATACAAATGACCACCAACAGCATAACAATTGCCAAGAGTTGTTATTTTTTGATTATTACTTAAATCAACATTAACCAAGATTTTAAATGGTTTTCCTTCAGATAATTCCAATACCAGGTTCCAATCGTATTCGAAATATTCAAATGGTGGAAGAGTTATTATTTCTTCTTGTTCTTTTAATAGTTTTCTAATTAAAGTTTTCATAGCATATAAATATTACCACCAACATTAACTTGTTGTCTTATTTCATCTTCAGTCATGGTATCAGCTATTGGTGTATTTTTTAAATCCAACCAACCACCAACTTCGGTTAAATTTCCAAGTGATTCGAGATTTGCACAATTTTCTAAATTCAACCAACCACCAACTTTGGTTAAATTTCCAAGTGATTGGAGATTTTTGCAATAATATAAATTCAACCAACCACCAACTTCGGTTAAATTTCCAAGTGATTGAAGATTTGTCTCCCTTAAATCCAAATAACCACCAACTTCAGTTAAATTTCCAAGTGATTCGAGATTTTGGCACCAATTTAAATACAAATGACCACCAACAGCATAACAATTGCCAAGAGTTGTTATTTCTTGATTTTTACTTAAATCAACATTACCCAAAATTTTAAATGGTTTTCCTTCAGACGCTTCCAATACCAGATTCCAATCATTATCGAAATGTATAATAGGTGGAAGAGTTATTATTTCTTCTTGTTCTTTTAATAGTTTTCTAATTAAAGTTTTCATAGCATATAAATTTTACCACCAACATTAACTTGTTGTCTTATTTCATTTTTTGTCATTGTCTTAGCTATTGGTGTATTTTGTAAATACAAATTACCACCAACAACAGTTAAACTTTCAAGTGATTGGATATTTGTCTCTCTTAAATCTAAATAACCACCAACTTC